TTGCCACTATTCTTGCCTGTCCTTTCTGCGCAAGGTCTCCTATGTTACTCCATTCCGTTTCCGTCTCACTTATCAATACGGCAGGAAACGTCAGCGGATATGTGTCCATATCCTGTTTGTCAATAGCTTCCAGTTGTCCGTAGTCCTCGTCCACGGTGCTTACGTCTGGCATTGCATCTGCAATGCGGCGTATGATGTTGTAAAGTAGGTTTTCCATCTTTTTAGAATTGAAAAATTGGAGGATTGAAGAGTTATGTTATAAGTTTCTTAATGCGCTCCATCGTCTCTGCGAAGATGGAGTTTATTTTTTCTATCAGTTCCCTTGAGTCTCCTATAAACTGACGTTGCGGTATGTGTGCATTGATGGTCAGGCGTGTTTTCTTTGTCAGTGCCAGCGCCTTCCATTTCTGTGCCTCTGGCGGTAGTTCGCCCTGCGGTTCGCCCTTGCTCCTGCCACTGAGTGAATACACCATGTGCCAGGCGAAGCGTCTCATGCGTGCCGTGACGGTGGGGTGCGTGGTCACGTCGCCTCCGTCGTTGTGTATGGCGGCATACGGCACGGGGTTCTCCACTGTCACCCTTCCCGGTGCCGTCGTTGTCTGTATGGAGCGCATGAGGTGGTTGCGCCTCGAGGTGAGCGGGCCGTACTGGCTGTCGGGGCCGCCCTGCTGCTGTCTGCGCGTGCGCTGCCACGGATGCAGTCCGCCATTGGTGAAGCCACCGTCGCGGAAGTTCTGCGTGAAGTGGTTCTTTGCCACTATCGCCACCTTGCGAGGCAGACGGTCGCGCACCTCGCGGTCTATTTCTCTCTTTAGTGCGCTGATGCGTCTTGTGAGGTCGTCCTGTCTCATGTTTGCTGATTATTGCGTCGCTGTGATACAGCGACATACACGACGGCTGTCAGACATGCCGCTGCTACGGCAAACCATGGATCCTGCCACCACGGTTGTTTCTGCTCCACCGTTTCTTTGCTCCTGGTTCCCACCACACACACCTGATACATGGTGTCGGTGTGTGAGCGGTCGTGGTAGTATGAACGGTCATGGTAGTCTGAGTGCCAATGCTCGGTGACGTGATAGACCGTGTCATTGCGGTTGTAGATGTGTACTGAGACACTGTCACGGTGAACTATACTGTCACGATGAACCACACTGTCACGCTGCTGCGTCAGTTCTCTCAGCGTGTCGTTCCTCTCGATGATGGTTTCCTGTTCCACTGTCTTGCAGCTACTGACAAGCAGCAGAGTGAAGAGTGAAAAGTGAAGAGTGAAAAATACCTTCCGGATGATGCTTGCTTTTTTCATTGTGCTTCCTCCTTTTCTTTTTCGCTGTCTTTCAGCAGTTGGTTGATCCTGGCGTTCTGTATGTCGCCGTACTCCTTCAGTCCCACACCCACGGCGGTGTAGGTAAGTGCCTGACCCAGTATGATGATGACGGAGTTGTCTATCACTCCCAGGGGCGGCACTATGAAGCCGGCAATGGTTATCAGCCATCCGAGGGCGAAGGAGCCTATCACCGTCGTCTTCCTCACTATCGTGGTGTCGTTGATTCTTGCTATGTCTTTCTTTGTCATGATTGTTGGTTTTTATGGTCGCTGTGATACAGCGACATACTGAACGAATTATGAATTATGCATTATGAATTATGAATTGCTAAAGCATTGTGGGTCTTACTCCGTCGCTCTGTGTCTGCCAGCGTGAGTTGTCTGCCAGGGTGTCGGTGGGTAGCGTGGGTGCTCCGTCGATGGTGACGTCGCCGTTCATCACACCCTTCAGCCATTCTATGGCACGGTCGTAGCGTTCCTGCCTTATCTTCGACATCTTGTAGGGGTTGTGCTGACAGAAGATGTGATACACCGTGATGTCAATGGCAAACATGAGGATGAGCTGGTGACGGTCGGTGCCACGAGCAGAGAAGATGGCATCGCAGTCATACTGCTTGCTGAGGTACGAGCGCATCTCGCTCACCGCCCTATCCTCGCATATCTCCACTATCTGCGGGTCGTAGGTCTCTGAGCCGGTGCGCAGCAGCGAGTCGAGTATCTCACGGTGTATCGTTGCGTCGTAGTCTGCTAGGGTTATGAAATTGTCCATGGGAAAAATTGAAGAATTGAAAGATTGAAAAATTGAAGATTATGCAATTATGAATTATGCATTTTGAATTATGCATTGACTAAAGCAGCACCTGCTTGGCTCGGTCGATGTATTGCTGGCAATCAGTCCAGCCTGTCAGACCGCCGTTTATTCTGCGGCGTATGCCCAGACCGTTGTCCTTGTTTGCCATGGCGAGGCAGTTCTTGGCGAAGAAATGTGCTGCACTGCGGAATGCTCCGGTGCGTCCTGCCAGCAGGTCAGGCTGCTTCACTACGTCGTAGCCGCACCACTTGGCATACTCCTGGTAATTGGCCTTACCGGTGTAGCCTATCAGACCGCGACCTCTGTATCGCCAGCCGTCGCCGCTGTCACGACTGCCGTTGCCCATGCGCATGGCATAGACGTAGTTGGCTATTTTCTCCGGCTTGTGGGCATACTGCATAGCCTGCTCCATGGTGATGAAGCGTGCCGGCCACATGGTGCGTAGTCCCTTGGCTGAGTAGTTGAGGTTTTCTTCCGAGTTGCGCAGGCAACCGCTTTCCACTGCCACGTTGGCAAGGAAGTGTATCCAATGCAGCGGGGTCGTGATGCCGCATTCCTTGGCATAGCGGTTGAGCTGCATGACTGCCTCTGCTATGGTCATGGGCTTACCGTCCTTATACCAGTTGCGGTTGCTTTGTATGTTCTTCTCTGCGTTTGGCATTATGGCAGAGAGTTGCTGAATTGTTATTTCCATTTTATTACTTTTTTGATGATTTCTTTCATTTTTTTTCTATTTTATTTGGCGGTTTAAAATATTGTTTGTAATTTTGTAGCGTCTTCAATGACTACCCGCTGAGTATGCGTGGGGGTTGGAACTTTATCGGGCCGCCCCATCTAAGCTGTCTTTGGACAGCTTTTTTTATTGCTCTACCATTTTTCTGAATAGTTTATAATAGTTATGACTTGTTATAAAGTCTCCATCTACTGACACCATTTTCTTACCTACTGCAACAAGAACTTCCAAAGCTTCGTTGTTCATTTCGAAGTATTGTTTGATTTCAGTGGCCATTCTGTTAGTTGGATAAGTCGTGCATAGATTAAGGAACACCCTGTTCGTCTGTCCAATCGACTCTTTCAGCCTGCTTCCAATAGAACCCGTTCCTGTAATGGTTTTCAGGTCGTACATCTTATATACTCCTTTACGTGAGAATATGTAGTCTGCACTCCGAACTCCTTTTGGATTTGGCAGAATATATACTTTATACCCGTACTTTGTTGCTTTTCTTGCTCCTGCTAAAAGATTAGCGTAGTCAGAACTGTCCTCGCTAATGGCGGACAATATATCTTTTTCAACTCTCTTGTATATTTTTAGCTCAGTGAGTTGACGTAGCTGGCGAATATATTCTGCACCAGAAAGATTTGACAGTTTGGCGAATATATTCTTTGCATCAATGTCGCCGCTTATCTTGTTTACAACAGCGTCAATTCTGGTGCAATGATGACAGTCCTTCTTCTTCTGATTCCTGAACAACAACTTCAGGCGGTTCTTCAGACCGCCGGCACGGTATGCAGCGCACTCATTGCATGATTTAGGGAAATAAGGGTGCGTATCATTGTATATGTGTCCGTCCTTTCCTGGATTGTTCTCCAGTCCTTGGTGTGGGGTGGCACCACTGTCACTGCCGTCAGAGGGTGGCAGCACTATAGGGTCATCGTTCTGCTCCAACGTACACTTGCAGTTCCATCGGTCGCCGGGGTGATGTTCGTTCCAGAACGGATGATCCACAGGAAGGTTCACGCGGCGTAGCCAGTAAGAGCGGTGCTTTGTCTCGGGTTCCTTGCTCGTGGTAGGCATCCAGCGCAGGTTAGGCATGATGTCCTTGTCACGCTCATACTCCTGCCAGTCGGCAGCGTTGTGCGCACGTATCACCGCAGTGTCATACTCAGTCTTGAGCCATGCACCGCACTGGTGGCTTGCTATCTTCTGCACATCGTCACGCCACTGGCTGAACGGCTTTAACTTGCCATCCGGGCCAATTAGCTGACGCTGCATCTCACTACCCATAGTATGAACCTTGAAGGCGGCAAACACCTCGTTACCGTGGCGCAGCTCACGCAGGAAGTTATCTTCAAGCGTAGGCACTTGCGACTGCACCAGCCCCTCCACCGTGGCATCGTTGATGATGCGCAGCACCTCACGCCACATTCCTGCCTCAATGCCGTTCTGTTCCTTCACGCCATGCTCATAGACATACCTCGTGAAAGCATCGAGTATGTCGGCATCCACCCTGACTTCTGCGGCATTGTTCATCGACGTGCCGTCAGTGCGGCAGCATGAACAGTGTGCATCGCCGTAATACAGGCTGTCAACTGTGGCGGTCAGATCATCGTTGCCCCGCTCACCGGCGAGGCTACTGCGAAAAAACTCTTGAGGCGGTTCTTTATGGATGAAGGTTGTCTGGTTGAAGGTTGAAGGTTTGCTTGTTTTGCTGTATCACCAGATAATATCTCCTCCATCATCTTTTTTCTTTCCTCGCTCATCTTCTTCTGCTCATCGTAGTTCTCCGGCTTGGCAATGGCGAAAGTCTCATAGAGCCAGTCATCATCCATAGGCAGTCCCATGGTGTGCAGTCCCTGCACTATCTCAAGCTGCGTCTTCGGGTCAGTCTTGTCCTTGCGTGCATACACAAACTCACCGCCCTCCACGTTGAAGCCCAGAGACTGGAATACAGGGCGCATGTCATAGTTGAGCACGTCGAGTATGGTCTGACGATCATCCTCGTTCATAGACTGCTCCTCCTCATGGTGTACGGAACCGAGAGCCTGCGTGCCCGTGTCTTGTGCGTCGGTAGTCAGGGTGTTGCCCAATACTCGTATTGAAATCTTCGCATCCCAATAGTCGGCAAACTGCTTGTAGAGTTCGCCAGAGCCGGTCTTGTTGCCAGCTTCCACCAGCCGGAGCTCGCTGCCCGTAGGGTGTATGTAGGCGGCGTTGGTGCCCTGCTGACGCGCGTCGGCAATGAGGCGGCGGCGTGCCTCCTCGTCGCCTGCGTCATAGGTGTATTCACGTATCGGCATGCCGAAGATGTTGCAGAATTTAGCCCAGTCGCTCATGTCCCCACGCTTGTAGAGCACGGCAGGCAGCAGTTCGGCAAAAATACCCAGTCCGCGTTCAGAGCCTACGAACATCATGTTGTCGAACTCGTCAATGGGCACACCGTCCTGGTCACCCTGGAAGCGCAGCAGCCTGCCACGCACCGGATCATAGTGCTTGCGGTTGATGAGGTCGAAACGTATGTTGCCCTCATCATCGGTATAGAACTGGAACAGTGAGAAACCCCAGAACTCAGCCATGATGATATCCTTCCTGAGCTCGCGGAACCACGGAGTGCGCAGCTGTGCCGTCACGACATCATCAGTCACGCCGTCGCGTCGGAACTCTATAGGGAACGACGTCACGCCCCTCAGGCGCTTGGCAAGCGTTCCGGAGAGGTGGAGGTCGAGCATGGCAGAGTCATACATATCGTAGAGCCGTGCGCGGTTGGAGTAGTCAATGCTCTTGGCGAGCAGCAAGGATGACATGTAAGCCTTCATGTCGAACATGAACACCTCGGGCATCTGCAGTACCACGTCGGGCTGTCTCTGCCCCGGCTCCGTGCGCATGCCGCGCTGTATTATTCTGTTTTTGTTCTTCTTTACCATAGTCTTAAATATGTTTTGAGTGGCATTCAAACCACGTTTGAACAGTCATTGAACAGTTTTTTGAAAAGTGTCTCCGCTATCCTCGCGGACCGTGGAGACGGAATAAAATGAAAAATTAACTAACATAACAATTATAAAGAAACACTGTATGAGTATTCAGCTCACATCCTGTAAGGATTGTCCTCGTTGAGTTCCGAGTATGATATGGTAACAGGCGGTTGTGTCTCCACCGTCTTGCGACCTATGATGGTAATGCCGCCCTCTATGCAGTCGGGACCGTCGGCACAGTAAGGCAGGTGCATCTCAAAGAGTCGGAACTGTTCCAGAAGTTCCTGCATGTGCGGATTATCCTTCTCCTGCTCATTGAATATCCACGCGCCGTTACGGTCTATTGGTTCCAGGTTCGCCTCTATACGCGTAGCCTTGTCTGCCTTCTTGCGCTCATCGCCTTTGATGTGCAGTTCCCTGCCACGCTTCTTGCACTCCTCCCTGAGCAATGGCATGAACACCTGGTTGAAGAAAGGGTCCTGCAGTTTGTTGTTCTCCATGTAGCAGTACACGGCAGTCTTGCCGCCAACGTAGTCCACAAGGTCGAAGTACCAGCTGATGAACGTGGCGTTGAGCTCGCGTGCCAGAAACCCCTTGATTATGTAGTACGTGCCCTTGAGCCTGCCAATGAGCCACAGCGCCTTGGTCGAAGTCTGTTTCTTGCGGCTGTCGCTATATGCCGGATCACCATAGACTACAAGGAAAGGAAACTTAGACAGTGCCGGCACCTTGCCCATAGGCAGGTTGTGGAATATCTGTCCCTCACATACAGGATTGTTGAAATACTCCGCCTGTGCGTTCTTCTGCGATATGTTGGCGAGCACCGTGTCGATCTGTTCCTCGGTGTTCTTCTGCGGCCATGTAGAGTGTCCGTCCTTGTCGCGTATGTTGACGATGTCCCAGTGGCGAGCCTTCTCGCCGGCACGCTTGATACAGCAGTCCTTGGCTATAATATTGCCACACCATAGTATTAGCGTAGGCTCAGAGATGGAACGTGTAGGATACAGCGCACCCTCAAACCAGTTCCACTTCTTTTTCAGAGTCTCGGGGTTGCGGCAGTCCTCGTCAGTGTCATAGTCATCAAGGTATATCACGTCGGGGCGCACCTCCTCGTTTTTCGCACCACGTGGCGCACTGCCTGCACCCAGAGCCACGAACTTGGCACCGCAGCGTGCCGTAAAGTCACGGTCGGTCCATGCTCCGAGCGTCATCTGCGAGCCATAGAACTGCTTTAGCCTCGGGTTACTCTCGAAGTTTATCTTGTAAGGAGCAAGCAGACGGATGGCAGAGGTCTCAGTGGCGCTGGCAAGTACGAAGAAGCGTTTGCGCCCCGTAAGTGCCAGGTACATATTGATGAACATTGCCACCGTTGATTTAGCCAGCTCACGACTCCACGAAAGCACCTCATACCACTCGTCATGCTCAATGATACGACGTATGGCGCGCTTATGGAATGGAGCAAAGTCATATCGGGCGTATTTCGGGAAGAAATACTTAATCCACTCTATGGGGTCGTGTTCCAACTCCGTGCGCCGATGCTCTATGTCACGCGCTGACATCCAGTCTTCCACGGGCACGTCGGCCGCCATGGCCTTGTGGTGCTCCGCCCACCGCTGCAGCGCTTTCTTTTCTTCTTGTGTCATCTTTTCTCTTTAATGGTCGCTGTGGTACAGCGACATACTAAACTACTTCAGCTGGTCTTTGAGGAACGCGTCGAGCAGGTTGCTAAACTCTTTCGCCTTGTCGAGGTCGAGCGGACGAAGCCAGTTGGTGAAACGTATGCCTACATCCACGATATCGGCGATGCCCACGTCGCTCTCTATCTTCTTTATGGCAGAGGCAAGCTTGGCAAGCGTGTCAGCCTCTGCCACGGTGGCAAACCGCTGTCCCTCCTCACGCTGATTTATATTATTGTTTATCTCAACGATCTGGCGGTTCAGTCCTGCCAGTATCTGCGCCGGAGTGATGGTGAGCGCTGCCTTCTGGTCATCCCATGAGTCTGCGGTAATCCAGCGTGCCACCGTCTGGCGTGTCACGCCCACCTTCTGTGCTATTTCCTCCTGAGTGTAGGAGCCGTTGATGTATAGCGACTTGGCTATATCGCGTTTGTTTATGCCTTGCGTTGTCTGTTTCATGGCTGCAAAATTACTCCATTCCCCCGAGGTGTGCAACTCACTATTATATGATATTCATAGCTACGTATATCATAGATTTACACACGTTTACGATGAAACCCCGATTTGCACACCTCGGAGGAATGACGTAATTTTGCAACTGCAATCCGAAAAACGAAGACAGATGAAAAAATACAACACACAATTCTTTAACGTAGTGGAAGGCGCAGACGGCACCGCTACAATACTTCTCTACGGAGACGTAGGCGAAGGGGATGCGGGTGACAGTGGTCGTGTAGTAGCAGAGCTTACACAGGTAACCGGCAGATATGACCGTATCAACGTACGTATCAATTCACGTGGCGGAGATGTATTTGCCGGCATGGCCATATATAACGCACTGCGTCAGGCAGAGGGCAACATTACCATATACGTTGACGGTATGGCAGCAAGCATAGCTGCTGTGATTGCACTCTGCGGAAAACCGCTCATGATGAGTCCCTATGCACGTCTGATGCTCCACCAGGTAAGCGGAGGTGGTTACGGCGGTGCAGACTGGCTGCGCGCCGTGGCTGACCAGATAGATCTGATAGAGAATGACCTCGCCTCGATGCTCGCACGCAGACTCGGCATAACCGCTGAAGAGGTGAAGGCTCGGTATTTTGATGGCAAAGACCACTGGCTCACGGCAACGGAAGCAGTCAATATGGGTATGGCCGACGGCATATATGACATGCCAGACAGCGCAGACCTCTCACAGCGTACAGACGAGGAGATATACACTTATTTCAATAACCGGCTCAATGGAGCCACAAACAACGATGACATGGCATTAATAGACGACATCAAGGCTCTGCCGACCTTTGAGGATAAGGCAGATGCAAGCGCCGTAGTGGCGCACATCAAGGAACTGGAAAGCCAGTCGGCACAGGCAGAAGCCTTGCGCCAGGCTAACGAACAGTACAAAAACAAGATTGCAGAACTGGAACGCAAGGAGGTGGACACATTCCTTGACAAAGCCGTTGCCGACGGTAAGATTACCAGCGAACAGTTGCCAAGCATGAAGAAACTCATGGCGGCAGACCGTGAAACTGCAACAAAGCTCATCGACAGTATGAAACCGCAGAAGCGCCAGACACGCGCCGCCGACGTGTTCAACGAAGGCACGGCAGCCGTCATGGAAAACAAGACGTGGGACCAGCTAGACCACGACAACCAGCTTGCCATGCTGAAGGCGCAGAACCCAACCCTCTTCGCACAGAAGTACAAGGAGAAGTTCGGCGTGGAGTATAATGCGTAATTCATAATGCACAATTCATAATTATTCAATTCCCAAATCTTAATTCTTAATTCATAATTCTTAATTCACTATGGCACTCAACAAAGAAATATGGCTCAACACCATACAGGAAAACTTCTTTCCGCAGAACTCGTTCACCTCTAAGTCAGTGGATGACTCTGCATTCGTAAACAACAAGACGGTGCACGTGCCCAATGCCGGCAGCCCGTCGAGCGTCAAGAAGAACCGTACTACCAAGCCTGCTACCGTGCAGACACGTACGGATCAAGACTTGTCCTACAACATCGATGAACTGACCACCGACCCGGTATATATCCCTAACGTGGATCAGGTGGAACTGTCGTATGACAAGCGCATGAGCGTGATTGCCAACGACCGCGAGCAGTTGCAGAAGGCAGCAGCCGACAACCTGCTGCAGAAGTGGGCGAAGTATGCCGCAGGTATCACCACCACCGGTGCAAACGTGACTACACGTTCTGCTAACGGCACAGGCGACCGCCGCGCCATCACAAAGGCTGACGTGTTGGCAGCCGCAACACTTTTCAACAAGAACGACGTGCCGCAGGAAAACCGCTACCTCCTGCTCAATGCCGCCATGTATGCCGACCTGCTCAACGACCTCACCGACAAGGAACTTTCAGCGTTCCTTGCATCTGCCGACGCACAGAACGGTACGCTCGGCCGTCTCTACGGCTTCAGCATAATGATGCGCTCAGAGACCGACGAGATAACCGACCGCAGCGCAGCACCGTCAGGCGGCCACACCTTCCTCACCGACACTCCTACTCCTGAGGAGGCTGCAACACTCAACGCCATAGCACTGGCATGGCAGGAGAAGTGCGTGAGCCGCGCCATCGGCGAAGTGAAGATGTTCGACGAGACTGATTCGCCCACCTACTACGGTGACATCTACTCATTCCTCATGCGCACCGGCGGTTCACACCGTCGCTACGACAAGAAGGGCATAGCCGTCATCATAGAGGGCGAAGCCGTAGAGGAAACAGTGGAAGAGACAGTGGAAGACCAGGGCCACGAGTAAAGGCACGCTACTCCCGCTTTTTCAATACCCCTTAGGAATTGATGCTCAGGGATAAGAGCCTAGGAAAAGCAGAGTGTCAGTTCCGGGGGTGAAAAAGCGGCAAAGTGTAGAAATGGACAATTCACAATGCATAATTCGCAATGCGAAATCCTAATTCTTAACTCTTAATTCTTAATTCAATCATGCAATTACCAAGAGTAAAAATACAATTCCTCAATGGCCAACTGGGAACAGTGGGCGAAAGTGCCGACGGACTTGTGGCTATAGTGTGCGGAGCTGCGGCGGTGCAGGGCGGACTGACGCTCAACACGCCTTATACTCTGTACTCCATGGATGACCTTGCCGAACTTGGTGTGACAGCTGAGAACAATGCAGAACTGTATCGACAGGTGAGTCTTTTCTATGACGAGACAGGCGCAGGCGTGAAGCTCGTTATATACCCAGTAGCACCGGCAACCACCATGACTGTGCTGTGCGACTATACACAGACAGCGGCAGGCAAGGTGCGTGACCTCATCACTCGTATGAACGGACAGCTGCGCGCCGTATTCGTAGCGAACGTCAACACTGGCAGCTCAGCGGCAAGCACCAACGGCATAGACCCCGACGTACTTACGGCAGTGCCAAAGGCACAACAGTTGGCAGAGTGGGCTACCACAGAACTATATGCACCACTGTTCTTTGTCCTTGAGGGCAGGAAGTATGATGCAGCCAAGACACTAACGGCCCTCACTCAGAAGGAATGTGACCGCGTGGCGGTGCTCATAGGTGATACCGTAAGCGACAGTGAAGGAGCATGTATAGGCACCCTTGCCGGAAGAATAGCATCTACGCAGGTGCAGCGCAACATAGGCAGAGTGAAGGACGGCAGCCTGGCTCTGACCGAGGCATACATCGGTGACAAGGCAGTGGAGGAGGCGCAGAGTCTCGTGGCATCTATCCATGAGAACGGATATATAACATTGCGCCGTTATGTAGGACGCAGCGGATACTTCTTCACCGACGATCCTCTGGCTACCAGCGAGACCGACGACTACGCTCACATCACCGCGCGCCGTGTGGCTGACAAGGCGTATCGCCTGGCATACGACACACTGCTTGACATGCTGCTCGACGAATTGGAGGTGAATACAGACGGCACACTCTTGCCAGCTGTGGCACGTTCATGGGAACAGACAGTAACCAACGTCATCAACCGTAGCATGACCGCCAACGGTGAACTGAGTGCGGGCGAGGACGGTGATGGCTGTCAGTGCTATGTGGATGACCAGCAGAACGTGCTCGCCACCTCAAACGTGAAAGTGACACTGAAGGTACGCCCTCACGGTTACGCACGCTACGTTGATGTTAGCCTGGGGTTCCTGGTTAATTCATAATGCATAATTCATAATTCAAAAGGATATGGTTAATACAAGAGAATACGAATGGGCCGATGTCACCGTAGTGGTGGCAGGTCGCAAGGTAACGGGACTGCGAGGTGTGAAGTATGCCTCAAAGCAGGAGAAGGAGGTGTTGCACGCCGCCGGCAATAAGCCCATGAGCATACAAAGAGGTAACAAGACCTATGAAGGCGAACTCACGCTGGTGCAAAGTGAGTATGAGGCTTTGCGCAGGGCATCGGGTGGAGACATTCTCGATGCATCGTTGGACATCATCGCATCATACGGCAATCCTTCACATGGTGACGTGATAACCACAGATATCCTCGTGGGCGTAGAGTTTACCGAGGATAACACAGAGTGGAAGCAGGGCGACAAATTCCAGGAGAAGACGTTGCCGTTTATCTTCCTTGACAAGAAATAACCCCAGGTGTCGCTGTGATACAGCGACATACTAAACACCCATAACTCATAACTTAGAATTACGATGGAATTTAAGAAAGAACAGATAGCCGCATGGAAGAAGAAGCACGGCGATATATACGAGATAAGCGTAGATAACAAGAGCTGCGTGCTGCGCAAGCCCAACCGCAAAGACCTCAGTTACGTGAGCGTGGTGAAAGACCCCATACAAATGAGCGAGACGCTGATGCGTCAGCTCTGGGTGGACGGTGATAAGGAGATACTGGAGGATGACCAACTCTTCCTTGCTGTCATACCGAAGATGGAGGAGGTGACACGCATTAAGGAGGCTGAGGTAAAAAAGCTTTAGCGGATGCCGACGTGCCGGGATGGGAGGATTCCAGCGTATTGTTCCTTAACACCCTGCTGAGGTACTATATGCACCTCGATCCCGACACGCTGACCGACAGTGAGTGGGCGTGGACCATACGCTACCTCATCGACATCCGCAAAGAAGAAGGGAAAGCAAACTCATAACTCATAACTTGTGAAACCACTGTGGCATCAGTAATAGACTACATAATCAACCTCAAGGTGACAGGCGGCAACAATGTCGTGAGTGTGGCACAACAGGCAGAGAAGCAACTGACTACCTTGCAGCGAAAGGCGCAGCAGGTGGGAGCGTCGGTACGTCAGGCATTGTCGTTCTCCAACTTCAAGTGTGCGCTGATGGATGCTCCCGGCATGAGTTTCCTGCTTAATCCTTACACCATAGTAGGTGCGGGGATAGGAGCCGTGGCTACGCTCGGCGCACAGGCGGAACAGACCAGCATAGCATTCCGCACGCTGGTGGGTGACGAGTCGAAGGCTGCGGGCATACTGAAGGACATAAACGACTTCGCCGCTAAGACACCTTTCTCTAACCTTGAGCTTGTGGAGAATGCCAAGACTATGCTCAACTTCGGTGTAGAGGCAGGCAAGGTGAACGGTTACCTGAAACAGCTGGGCGATATCTCTGCCGGTGACAAGAATAAATTGTCAAGCCTCTCGCTGGTGTTCGGACAAGTGGCGAGTGCGGGAAAGATGAGTGGACAGGATCTGTTACAATTCATCAATGCAGGTTTTAACCCTCTGAAAGAGTTGGAGCAGATGACCGGCAAGACATACAATGAACTTCAGGAGATGATGTCTAAAGGTCAGATAGGTTTTGACGCAGTGGCGGCTGCCATCAACCATGCCACCAGTGAAGGCGGCAAATTCTATGGCATGAGCGATGAACTTAGCGAGTCGTTCGGAGGCAAACTCTCCACGCTTGTGGGATTGGTGCATCAGCAGGCTACGGCACTGTTCAACCAGCTGCAGCCGTTGTTCGTGGATATAGTGAACATAGCTATGCAGGTTGTGCCGCCAATATTCAGTTCCATACAGAAGGTGGTGGGAGTCATCGCCGGAGTGATAAGATTCATCGTGGAATGGAGAGACTATATAGGAATACTGCTCGTAGCGGTAGTGGCAGGCACAACCGCGTTCTACGCTCACGCCATAGCCATAGGGGCAATGGCTATGGCGACGCAAGGGATAACCGCTGTGACAAAGGCTTGGGCTGTTGCACAGAAAGTCTTGAATGTGGTAATGGCTGCTAACCCCGCAGGCATCGTGTTTGCTGCTGTGGCAGGGGCAGTTATCTACTGCTGGAACAAGTTTGCAGGCTTCCGTGCTTTCATACTCACCATGTGGGACACCATGAAAGGGTTTGGTAATATCATCAAGGCTTACATCATAGACCGTTTGCAGACTATGCTCAGCGGACTGGGCAAGATAGGTGATGCATTGTCGAAGATGTTCAATGGAAACTTTGAAGGTGCGTGGGAGAGTGCAAAAGCTGGCGTAAAGGACATTTCGGGTATAACGTCGGCACAGCGTACAGCTGCCATGGTCAAGGAGGTGCCTGCTGCCATTGTCAATAGTTGGCAGAAGAACTACGCCTCGGAGAGTACCAAGGACAAGACAGGCAAAAAGTCAAACACAATAAGCGAGCCGGGGCAGAAAGGTAGCAAGACAGCTACAGACCTGTTTCAACCAGCCAACGGCGGCAAAGGCAGTGGCAGGGGCACAGGAAGCAAAAAGACTGCCGAGGCACTTGCCACCGGTGGAACACGTAACACCAGCATCACGATGCACATAGGTAAGTTCTTTGACAATATCAACGTGCAGATGGCAGACAAGGCCGACACCGCAGAATTGGAGCGCACCGTACTGCAGTGCATGAACCGAGCCCTCGCCATTGCTACAAGCAGTGACAGATAATGCATAATTCTTAACTCTTAATTCTTAACTCTTAACTTCCCATGGCTGTAAACACGATAAAGATACCACCATACGGACTGTTCCGCGAGAATGGCATCTTCGGAGTGAGTACGGGTTACCTGCCACGAGGCAAGGTCATACCTGACAGTGCAGAATACTCTCTGGAGATTGTGACCGCAGGCGAGCGTGCCGACACAACACGTACAAACGCATTGGGCGTGCCGATGGTGATGCCTCTGACATTCATCAGTGACGACATGGGAGAGTGGCTATTGCCAGAGGAACCGATGATCAGTGTAAGCGGACAGCATATACTGACACGGCGCCATGTAAGCAAAGGCACGGTGAGAGGCAGTATCAAGGAACGGTGGACGCAAGATGACTATACCATACACATAGAGGGTATATTGATGGGTGCAGAAGGTTCTTATCCAGAGGAAGACGTAAAGAAACTTCGCCGGTACTGTGAAGAAGGCAAACTGAAAGCACTGTGTCCGTTGCTTGAGGTATTCGGCATCAGCCAGATAGCCATAAGTACATGGGACATGCCATTCACCAGTGGCGCAGCCAATCAGAACTACACCATAGAGGCATACAGCGATGATATTCACAAGCTGCTGCTGAGCCGCGACGATATGGCAATTCATAATGCATAATGCATAATCTTGATTCTTAACTCTTAATTCATAACTCATAACTTAGAATTACCTTGTACACGATGCAATATGACATAAAGGTGGGTGAATATACTTTGGGGATGCTTGACAAAGTAGAGATACACCGTAGTGTGGAACTGCTTGCCGACACTGCGACTATCACTCTTCCGGCAGCACAATATAACCAGGCGCTGGATGTGGAAAAGAAACTAAGGCGCGGAGACAAAGTGACGATACGCTTCGGCTATGAGGAAACAGGTATGGTGGAAGAGTTCCGCGGATACCTGCAGCGTATTACCACCGACGGCGGTAATATAAAGCTGCATTGTGAGGATGAACTGTTTCTCTTCCGCAAAGGCATAGCCAATGCAGTTCTCAAAGGTGTGACTCTGCAAAAACTGTTGGAACACGTGGTGGCAGCCTGCCAACTGACAATGCAAGTGGAGGTGTCGTACACCTGGACATATAACCGTTTCGTCATCATGAATGCATCCGGATATGACGTATTGAAAAAGGTACAGGAGGAATGTGGTGCCGATATATATGTGGGCAATGGTGTGTTACATGTGCATCCGCCTGGGGAGAAGACAGGAGAGGAAAGATATTACGACCTCGCCGTCAACGTGGAGAGCGAGGACCTGACATACCGCCGCATGGAAGACAAGAAGGTGCAGGTGATAGTGAAGGCTCTGATGCCAGACGGCACCGTGAAAGAGATAGAGACCGGCACCACCGGTGGCGACCGCGTGGAGGTGCGCTGTGCCACCACCGACGAGGCATCGATGAAGGCCCGAGGCGAACTGGAAGTGAAGCGGAGGTCTTTTGACGGACTTGAGGGAAATATCACGACATGGCTTGTGCCATACTGTCAACCTTCAGACTCGGTAACCCTGCATGACGCGGACTACCCATATAAGGACGGTACATACTTCGTGACATCCGTCACCACGGAGTTCTCTAAAGACGGAGGGAAGAGAAAGATAGACTTGGGTTTCAGGTTGGAATAATAAAACTCACAACAAACCACTTAACGTTCGGCACGCAGTGACGCTTGCCTGGGCAAGAACTTACGAAGTACGATGGATGATTACAATCGACTGAGACAACATATCATGAGCCTTTCCGAGGCCGGCAGGCAAATGACCGTATGCCAGGGAATAGTGAAAGGCGTAAGCGGAAACACATGTGACGTCATGATAGGCGGTCTGTCTGTACCCGATGTAAGACTAAGAGCCTCGCTTACCGATGATGAAGGCGAACTACTAATAGTGCCTAAGGTGGGCAGTGCAGTTGTTGTGGGCAGTCTGACGGGTGACTATACACAACTGGTGGTGCTGCAGGTGGACCATGTGGAGAGCATCGTAATAAACGGTGGCAAACTTGGCGGTTTGGTCAACATCGAACAACTTACGGAGAAGTTAAATGCCTTGGTGAATGCCTTCAATAGCCATACGCATGTGGTCAACACTACAGGTACGGCTACCGCTCAGAGCGGTACGGCGCAGGCGGTGGCATCACAGGCACAACGGTTTGCACAGTCGGACTACGAGGACACTACAATTAAGCATTGAATATGAGAAAAGGTACAGGCATACAGCTTACAGACAACTGTGACATAGACATCAAAGTAAAGAGAGAGGGAGGCACCTTGGTGCATTCTGGCATTGTCATTGGAGACACACTACGGCAGAACCAGGCAATAATACTTGCCATGAACAAGGGTGAATTGAAGGAAGCGCCGCTGATGGGCGTGGGTATATGTGACATGCTGCTTGACGATGATCCTCTCTATTGGCGAACGGAGATAAGGGAACAGATGGAGATGGACGGCCAGAGGGTGGAGAATGTAAGTATAGAAAGGGAAAGCTTAGAGATAACGGCAGAGTACCCTTCATAATTCATAATTCATAATTCATAATGCATAATTCATAATTCATAACTCTTAACTCCCATTTCTCTTCTCCCTCCCTCACAGGGAGGGCCGGGGTGGGTCTCATAACTTGCGAAGA